CCGGTCACGGCCGTCTATCAGGGCGAGAATGGGATGCGCTGGTCCCGGCCGGTCGAAGTCTTCACCAGCGACGACGCCAAGTTCACGCCCGAAGCATGACCCTGCACGTCCGCCCCAAGATCGCGTCTCCCGGCCTAATCAAAGGCCAGAAGCCGATTCGGCTGTCTCACGACTTCGAAACATACTGTGACGAGAACGTGACCGACATCGGGGCGGACGCCTACTCGCGGCACCCTTCGTGCGAAGCGCTCATGTGCTCGTTCGCCATCAACAACGAGCCGGTCGAGCAATGGGTGCCCGCCGAGGGCGAGCGCATTCCCGCCAAGCTGGAAGACGCCCTGCTGGACGAGCGGGTGATCAAGACCTGCTGGAACAAGAGCTTCGAATGGTCGATCTGGAAGAACGTCCTAGGCTACGAAACCCCGCATGAGCAGTGGCGCGACACGCAAGCGCTGGCCTACTCGCTCGCGCTCCCCGGCTCGCTGGAAAAGGCCGGTGAGGTAGTCGAGATCGCCGAGGACAAGAAGAAAACCGCCGAGGGCCGCGCGCTCATGCGGGTCTTCTCGTCGCCTCGGAAGCCGACCAAAAACAAGCCGGAGACCCGAACCTACTGGTGGATGGAGCCCGAGAAGTGGGACCGCTACCTGCACTACAACCGGCAGGATACCGAGGCCGAGCGCGCGATCCTGCGCAAGCTCCGGGTCTTCGACATGCCGGAGAAGGAATGGGAACTGTGGGTGATCGACCAGATCATCAACGAGCGCGGCATCCCGTTCAACATGAAGGCCGTGGACGCGGCGATTCGGCTCTACGAGCACGTGATCGAGAACCGCGTCGGCCGTATGAAGGCCGTGACCGGGCTGGCGAACCCCAACTCGACGGCGCAGCTTCTCCCTTGGCTCCAAGAGCACGGCTACCAGTTCGAAGACCTGAAGAAGGGCCATGTCCAGCGCGCGGCCGAGGCGGCGCAGAAGGTCATTGAGGCCGGTGAGGGCGACCGCGACCTGAAGAAGATGCACGAGGTTCTGGAACTGCGGCAGGACGCCGCCCGAGCCTCGCCGAAGAAGTATTACGCCATCCGGCGCTGCGTCGATAAGATCGAGTGGGTGCTGCGCAACACCTTCCAGTTTGCCGGGGCCGGGCGGACGTGGCGGTGGGCTGGAAGGACGTTCCAGCCGCAGAACCTCCCTCGCCCGGAGAAAGCCTACAAGAAGATCATCGTCATGGTGGTCGAGCATCTGGAAAAGCTCGACCCCGAGGCGATCGAACTGGTCTACGAAGACCCGATGAAGCTGCTGGTGTCGTGCATCCGATCGGTTGCGCAGGCACCCGAGGGGCATCTGTTCTTCGACGCGGACTTGAACGCCATCGAAAACCGCGTCCTCGGCTTCATCGCCCTGTGCCGGAAAATCCTGAAGGTCTTCGAAGCCGGGCGCGACCCCTACATCGACTTCGCGACCTACCTCTACCGCCAGCCCTACGACGTGCTCTACGCCGAATACAAGAACGGCGACGACGCGAAGCGCACGATCGCCAAGCCTGCCGTGCTCGGCTGCGGCTACCAACTCGGCCCCGGCGAAGAGCACATGAACCACAAGACGGGCGAGATGGAGGCGACCGGCTTGCTCGGCTACGCCCGCAATATGTTCATCATCCTGACGCCGCAGCAGGCGAAGGATTCGGTCGCGGTCTTCCGTGAGACCTACACCGAAGTCGTCGAGTTCTGGCGCGAGATCGAGAAGGCGGCGAAGCGCTGCGTGCGGACCGGCCAGCCGACCGAATGCAACATGATCCGGTTCGACATCAAGGCTCCGTTCCTGCGGATGATCCTGCCGAGCGGCCGCGCCCTGCACTACTGCCGCCCCCGGATCGAGCCGACCAAGACGCCGTGGGGTGAGTGGCGCGACCAACTGACCTACGAGGGCTTGAACGACAAGAACCAGTGGGTGCGCATCCCCACCCACGGCGGGAAGCTGACCGAGAACGCGGACCAAGCCATCGCCCGCGACATCCTTGCCGGGGGGATGCGCCGGGCCTACTACCGGGGGCTCGACATCTGCATCCATGTTCATGACCAGATCGTCGGCTGCGCGCCGATCTCCGTTGCCGAAGAGCATCTGGCGATCCTTCAGGAGTGCATGGCCGAGGAAGAGCACTGGCACTTCTACCGAAACTTCAAGCTGCCGATCGCGTCGAACGGGTTCGTCAGCAAGGTCTTCATGAAGGACTAGGCGGATGGCGAGCGGCGGACCCGAGGATGTCATCGAAGCGACGGTCTGCAACAAGGCCGAAGCCGCCGGGTGGCTGGTGCGCAAGGTGGCGTGGCCGGGCCGCCGGGCGGCGATGGATCGGCTCTTCCTGAAGGGCGGCCGCACCGTCTGGATCGAGTTCAAGGCACCGGGGGAAGAGCCCGAGCCGTTGCAGGCGCGCGAGCACAAGCGGTTTCGCGAGCACGGGGCCGAAGTCCACGTCATCGACAATGTGCGGGCCGGGTTGAGGGTGCTCGGGCTATGAGGCGGAATCAGGCGGCGATCAAACACCGATACGCGACCGATCTCCCGGCGTTCATGCTGTCGGGAGACACGCCGCCGCCCGTGCGTCTGTTCGACATCGAAGCGATCGAATTGATCGACGGCCCGCCAGCCAAGATCATGTCGTTCAACGACTTCCGCGTCTACCAGCGGTGGATGTCGAAGCTGATCGTCCGGCTCCCGGCGGTTTTCCTCGCGGCCGAAATGGGGCTCGGGAAGACGGCCGCCGTGCTGAAGGCCGTGCGGCAGCTTCTCGATCTCGGCGAAGTCAAGAAGGTGCTGATCGTCGCGCCGCTCAACGTCGCGGATCACACGTGGCCGGAAGAGATCGCGAAGTGGGCGTTCGCGCGCGACCTGACCTACGTCGTGGCGACCGGCGACGAGGACGACAGGCGGATCGCCCTGCGGCAGGAAGCCGACATCCACATCATCAACCGGGAGAACCTTGTCTGGCTTCAGCAGTATTGGGGGCGGCACTGGCCCTACGACATGCTGGTCTACGACGAGGCGAGCCGCCTGAAGGGCGGAAACAAGCGGACGAAGGGCAACGAGCGCGCGGACGGCACGAAGAGCCGCCGCAGGATCAGCGAGTTCGGGACGCTGCGCCGGATGCGCTGGTCGTTCAAGAAGGTCGTTCTACTCTCCGGGACCCCGGCCCCGAACGGTCTGATCGACCTGTGGGGGCCGATCTACATCATCGACCTCGGGCAGCGCCTCGGCACGTCCAAGACCAAGTTCGAACAGCGCTGGTTCGTGAAGGACAAATACAGCTACAAGATCACGCCCCACGACTGGTCGCACGACGAGATCATGGAACGCATCGACGATGTGTTCTTCAGCCTGAAGGAAGCCGACTACCTCGAATTGCCGCCGCTAAACACGGTCGATCATTGGGTGGACCTGCCCCCGAAGGCGATGGAGATGTATCGCCGGATGGAGCGGGACGCGGTGCTGGAAGAGTTCGACGTGGAAGCCGTGAACAACGGGGTCCTGACGAACAAGCTCCTGCAAATGGCGAACGGCTCGCTCTACAAGGACGACGGCAGCGCGGTCCGCATCCACGATGCCAAGCTCGACGCGCTGGACTCGATCATGGCCGAGGCGGCAGGGCGGCCGGTGCTTCTCGGCTACGAGTTCAAGTTCGACCTAGACGCCATCAAGCGCCGGTTCCCCTATGCTCGCATCTTCGGCGATTCGAAGAGCGACAAGCGGGATTGGGACGCCGGGCGGATCAAGCTGTTGGTGACGCACCCGGCGAGCGCGGGACACGGCCTGAATTTCCAGTTCGGGGGCAACATCCAAGTGTGGTATGGGTTGACTTGGAGTCTTGAACTTTACCTGCAATTCCTGAAGCGGCTCCACCGCTCGGGGCAGTTGGCCGACCGCGTGTTCCTGCACCGCATCTTGGCGCGGAAGACTGCGGACGAGGCGATGGTCAAGACCCTCGGCATCAAGGGCGTCACGCAGGACATGATCACCGACGCGGTGAAAGCCCACGTCGAAGAAGACCAACATTGGCTTATGGCGGCCTGATAGGTAGGACTCGGGGGATGGACGACGATGTAGCAGAATTGCTCGGGTTCGACGACGACAAGCCGTCACTGGCGAAGCGTCGTGGAAGGCCGACCGCGCCCGCGACGATCGAGCGGCAGAACAAGGCCGCCGAGGTTCTTCAGCAACTCACGAACAGCCGCCGGAAGGACGAGTTCGAAGACGCGCCCGCGCACATCAAGCCGGTGGGTATCGCGGATGTGCAGCACGGCGTCACGATCGGCACGCTGGCGACGATCTTCGGGATGGACCCCACGACGGTCCGCAAGAAGCTCCGGGACTGCCCGCCGATCTACAAGCGGAAGTCGAGCTACGTCTACGACCTGAAGGCGGCGGCGCAGTATCTCGTGCGGCCGGTGTTCGACGCCGAGCAATACCTGAAAAACATGAAGCCGTCGGAACTGCCGACGCACCTTCAGGAAGCCTACTGGTCGGCGATGCGCAAGCGGCAGCAGTGGGAGGCGGACGCCGGGCACCTGTGGCGGACCGAGGCCGTGCTGGAAGTCTTCGGCGATGTCTTCCAGACCATCAAGTTCGCCATGCAGCTTTGGCCGGATCAGGTCGAGCGCGCCTTGGGCCTGTCGGCCGAGCAGCGGGCGATGCTGACCGGGATGGGTGACGCGCTGCAAAACGAAATCCACAAGAAGCTGGTCGAGATGCCGAGCCTGAAGCGCACGCCGTCGCTGCTGGCCGAGGGTGGCGAGAGCGACCCTGTGGCACTCCCGGCAGTGGTGGACGAGGACGAGTTCGATGCAGCAGACCTTGTTTGAGACGCTGGAACAAATGGTGGTCTCGACGGCCGAGGGCGTGCGGCCGCCCGAGCGGCTGTCGGTGAGCGAGGCGGCGGCGAAATACCGTCATCTCAACATGCCCGGCTCGTATGTCGGTCCGTGGCTCAACGAGACGACGCCCTACCTCGTCGAGCCGATGGACGTGCTCAACAGCGTCTCCTACACGGCGATGGTCTTCGCCGGTCCCGCGCAGACGGGCAAGACCGATATGTTCCTCAATTGGCAGACCTACACCGTCCGGTGTGACCCGGCCGACATGATGCTGATCGAGAAGGCGCAGGCTACGGCTCGCGACTTCAGCCATCGCCGCGTGGATCGTCTGCACCGCTACAGCCCGGAAGTCGGGTCTAGGCTGGTCACGCGCCGGAACAGCGACAACACCTTCGATAAGCACTACCGCTCCGGCATGATCCTCAACCTGTCGTGGCCGACGATCAACGAACTGTCCGGTCGCCCGATCCCCCGGCTGTGGCTGACGGACTACGACCGCATGACGCAGGACGTGGACGGCGAAGGCGAGCCCTTCGACCTTGCCCGCAAGCGCGCAACCACCTTTCAGTCGCACGGCATGTGCGCGGCCGAGT